CCCGTTCAAAGGCAACATTCAGGTCATCGATCCATCACAGATAACACCCACACCATTTGAAAGGTAACCAAAAATGGGATTGCATTCAATCTTTAGAGTGTTGCAGGAAGCCACAATCCTTTTTGGGTTTGACGCAATAGCAAACTACATGTCGCCATCGCAAGTATCCAACCTGGTCTATTTCAGACCTGTGTTGAGGCAGCTACCAGAAGGATTGTACAACTTGATTTCTCGAGACCTGGCAGAGTACATCAAGATTGTTCAAGCATCATCAAACTCATATGAGGTTGAACCACCCACCCAATTCAAGGGTAACGCATTGGCTTGGAAATTAGTGTCTGATGTGTTAGATCAGGTCATGAAAGATCCAGAAGGGAAAGTGTCCACTAAGGCAATTCCAGATGCTACCAGGGCAGTGAACATGGCTTTATCATTATCCTCAGACTTAATGACATCCCGCAGTGTGCATGGCACTAATCCGATGGCCATCTTCAAGGGAGGTAATGCAGATGAGCTTAGAAGAGCCTACATGATTGTGCATGCATGGGTGCAGGATTATGTCACCATGTTTGGGAAACTTTCTGTGAGAACCACCATGTTCAAGAAAGCAATGGATGAATACAACAAATCTAACATAGGTGATAGTGCTGACCTTATGCCAACCCTGATAAGATCTGTTAGTGGTATCAAGGTGCAGTATAGGGATGATGATATGATCATGCGAACTTTCACCTTCCCATTCCTTGTTAATTATGACCTAGAATCGATTGATGAGTACTACGCATCTATTCCAGAGGAGGTCAAACAAACTAAGTTTGCTATCCTTGAAGAGAATGCTCTTGGGTTGGCATCCCATTCCACTATCCGGAACATGATTAACAAGTACATACCGCATGCAACAGCTGTTAGGGTTGAGTCTGGCTGTGTGAAGGCTAAAACAGCCAAGATGGTGCTAATGGGAGATATTGTTCTCCATTGGACAGAGGACAATGGATACTACACATACAACTTTGGAACAGTGGAACACTTCAACCGCTCCCATCAGACCTTATCAGCCTTTGCAAGGTATATCCTAACAACATCAGAAATGTCAGGAGAGTCGATTGACCCAACTTCATTATTAGAGTTCTTTAAGAGTCTGTGTGTTATGTCACTCCCAGATCCTGACTTTATGGGTGAATACATCAAAGCTTCGAGAAATCTACTTATAGCTGGGCTAGATACCCAACACATCCTAGGTGAGAAGATGTCATCCTTGTTGGAGAAGGAATTCGACCCAGCCAAGAGAGAGATAGCAAAGAGCCTGGTTGCATCAATACAGAGCATTAGCCCATCCCCACACTACCAATTATTCCTGGCGAACCTATACAAAGCTGTTCCCCATCCTGACCCAAATTTAGAAGCAGGTCTACTCAAGACTAAGATGACACAAATGCCAAATGAAGTGAGTGAGCTAGTAATCCCATCTCTGAGGGGGATGATAACAAAATCAGTGTACATGTCCCTACTTGACTCCAAATACACTGCAAGAGCATCTCCATTATCTGAAGACAAGGACTTAGCAACTATGTGCAATGCAACTCAACCTAACAAAGCTGCATTAAACAAGGTATCTCACCATAGGTGGGCATTGATACGATTGGCGAAATCATCATTGCCTGAATTTTCTGACATCAACCTGCCAATCAATGACAAGAGCTCCATGGCAAGGCCTGATTTGTCAAAGGAGGAGCTTGAAGGAGCAAGGTTGGCTAGTGAAAAGGCTATGTTTGAATCAACCAGACCGAAAACCTTTGAACAACTAAGAGCCATCAATGATGTTGTATCAGAGTTAAATGGAGTGAGCAAGCTTAATCTTCCAGATGCTGTGAAGCACTTCAGAAAGGTTGTTAAGAATTTCGAAAACTTTGAGAAAGGCTACCTGAGAGACCACCCAGAAATCAAAGGCAACGTAGACAAAATCGACACAAAGAGTCATGAAGAGTTTGTGATGGATAATTTGGATTATGCTTACTTTGTTGGAACTGAACCAAAACTTGGAGAATACCACAAAAGACAAACTAGAATATTCTACTATGCTGAGCAAACACTGAAAGTGCTAACACAGCGTATAGAACGGGTTGCAAGACAGGTGTCTCGACTTGCTCCCGTCTCTATCACTAAGACTTATGTGCAAAGGCGCAGGGATTTAGAAGGAGTTGTTGACGCTGCCAACCACCCACCTGAGGGTTTCAAGCCTCTTTTCATTAGCTTTGATATGTCATCTTTTTCAGCAAAATTCCCACCTGCTCTTCTTAGGCTGATAGGGAAAATATTGGCGGATGTTACTGGTGAAGAGTCTTTAGCTCGATTAGATGTGATATTCAAAGCGTCTGTTGTAATACACAACAGTAGAGGATATTTCAACTATTATGCCGGAGTTAAGGGAGGGTTTGAGGGGTTCTTCAACTTCCTTTGGACTCTCATACATTCCACTGTAATGTCTTTGGCACTACACCACACTGGTATGGTTGGAGTCCTGCTGACATTCTCTGATGATGGGTTGCTCCAGGTGAACATCCCAATCAAGACCACCACAGAGAGAGTTGCATCAACAGTCAAGCATATAATTAAGATATATTCTGCTTCTGGGTTAGAGTTCAACATCAACAAGACGCTAGTGTCACCAGAATTATTTGAATACCTGGGTGATCTTTATTATCGTGGACACATCATTGAGATGTTTGGGAAGCAGCTGTGCTCAATAGGTAGGATGGAGGAGCAAAGAGTGTTTGCAACCATATATGACAAGATCAGGTCAATGTCAGCACAGGCTGAAGCCGCCATAAGGGCAGGATCACCACCAATATCAACATACTTATCCATGCTGTTTGAAATCATAATGTATCTGAAGAATAGATTCCCCAATTCAAATGAGAGAACTCTCTTTTGGTTCCTTATAATCCCAGAAGCAATGGGTGGAATAAGAATCCCATCGTTGATATCTATGCTCACCTTAACCACACTGGACTCAACATCTGACTTCTACGAGGATATGGAACTTCTTAATGAGACTAGACCTTCTGAGGTTGCTACTATCTGCTTCTCTCTCGGAGCAAAGATACACCACAAGAGAAATGCTTTCCTTAACCTGCTGCTTGGACACAGACTTAGAGGAGACTGCCCAGACACAACAGGCACTCGTGTGTTAAGATCGTTATCAGAGCATATCATAGAGTTGATGCCAAACCTAAAGACAGCAGAAAACCCCGTTGACGAATCCATGGCAAGGGCTGTTTGGGCTGTGGCATCTGGTTGCTCAAATGTTGACCTAAATCTAGTCTCAACACTGGCAAGAGAAGCTCCCAAATGGAAGCTGTATCATGACCAACTCAAGCTTGCCAGATCAACTGGAGCATTGAGGTTACTACCACGAGATGTCCTTAGAAGAGCACAAGCTCGTGACACTAGGAACTTCAGGAGCGCAATGGATATGGTTGCTGGGTATTTCTTTGATGAGGGGAATTATAAGAGGATAAAGCATCCTACAGCATACCTAGAGCAGATAGTCCTCAACAGAACTTTTGCAGGGATTGATATAGCCCCCATTAGACTGGGTTTGAGAGCAACATCTACCGTCACATCACAATCACTAGACACAGGAATTAACATAAGATTTTCGTTGTCTTCCCATGGGCTTCCCAAAACTCCAACAACATGTGATATACCTTACCCTGAGCCTACAGACCTTAGATATGAGGCACCTGATAGGTTGTCGTTCAAATCGCAACTCACCCTATCTAGAGAAGAATCATACAGGAAATCTTATGCACAAGTGGCAGCCGCTGTTCTGGCCCATAATCCTAGTCTATCACTGTTTGTTACTCATTTCTCAAAAATTATGGGAGTTGATCTACCTCCTTTGAACCCCTTAACAACTGTTAACATATCAAGAGCTAGAGCTTCAATCAGAGGCCGTACAGATGCTTCTCTTTTCGGTCCTAAGAACTTAAGATCATTGAATACAATGTATACAGGGAGAAACCTTGCTTTCATCTACACTACAGGGATGAGAGCTGATAGGACCACATATGCAACTATAGCTAAGGCTCTAGCTATTGAGCATGGCTGCTCAGAAGGCATATTGTCTTGGAGACCGTTCGATAAAGCAAGGCGTGGTAAGAACTCATACACTGTGAATATCTCAATCCACCAGCATCCATATGTGACTTTCACGGTACCATCTATGGCCTATCAGGATGGATATGACCCAGATAGATATATCCCGCTGCCCATACAAAGAAGATTATATGGTTCAATGACTCGATTGACAGTGAGTGAACAAGCTGACTACAATACGGTGATCAAGAACCAACTCACTAACCTAAGGTTAATATCTACTGCCATAGATAGCAGGTCATTTGAGAATGACATCACTCCTGAGTTCTCTAATGAACTACAAGTAGTTGTAACTTATGACCTATCCAAGGTGATGAATGCTTTACTCATCGAGAAAGATATGGACACTAGAGCTCCTCTGGTAATACCGAGATTGCAACCACACGCCCTACAACTTGTCGGACTCAACGCTATAAGACTGACCTTTTATGAGTACATGAGAAGAAACAAGATGACAACTGCCCTTAATAGGTTCTCAAGACTTGCGATGGTGGCAGTGGAGATGGATCGGTTGGGTCGTTTAGAAGAGTCGATGGACGAGAAAATTCCTGATGACTTGCATCCAGATCCTGAACTTTTAGGTGCTTTCTCAGACTTTAAGGATGATGCATTAAGAATCCTCCAGGTGAGAGCTGCAGGTATACTCGATTACATTGACTTAGACTTGATGTTCTCCAACTCTATGCCTAATTTCATATTGCGATTTTGTCCACAAATTTGTCTTTCATTTGACCCAAACTTTCTGAAGTTACCAATCATGGTGCTTGAGAATGAAGAGCCTCATAGGGGTATGGCTTCTGCTCAAATGGTTAGGATAGCTAGGACAAACCTTCAAACAATATACCACACCTTATGGTCTAGTCTGAATGAGACGAAGTGGTCAATGACACCAATCACTCGTCTTACACAAGCTAAAGAAGTTGATGTGTTTGATTCTGATGAATTCATGGACATATTCGCTGCTGTGTTGGACACATTGAGGGAATCAACCCATAGGACTTTGTCTCACCCATGCAACCCATACTCGATGTTTATCCAATACTATAAGCTAAGAATGTGTGTTCTGGAAGCTTATAAGGCCGGATTAGCTATCGTGAAGCCAGAGAAGCCTAAAGTAGGTCAAAGACATGAGCCAGCACATTACAAACCTCATTTCAGGACAAGAGAACATGAGATCAACACCACAAACTGGAGAGGGAGTAGTGATGGGAAATCAAACATTTCATCTCCAATTATCATGGGTTCATCTCCTTCAAACTTCTCATCCCCAAACTGGAGAAGTGGCCCAGAAAGAGGTAGCTTGGCATCATCTAGTAGGTCATCTATGCTAACCCAGGAAGAGTATGATGATATGGAGTATCCTTTATTCGATGACGAGGTCCATGAGGAGAAGAAAACCGATAAGGAGATAGAAGATGAGAAGAAGGCAGCAAACTCCCTTATGAGACATTTCGTAGCATCATTTGTCTTGAAAGAGAATGAAGCTAATGCTCTCAACAAGGACATCCAAAGGATAAGATCAAAAGCAGGTGACAATATGATGTATACTGATGAGAAAAGTGGATCAGGAGTTGACCATATGGGGTTATGTAGACAGACACTAACACACTTCACAGCCCAGAGAGCATCAGCTATCTTATCCAATGTTCATAGGAGTAGGGTGTACTTCAAACTACCTGCTATGTACTTCGGAGACCTTACTGTCCTTCTTCAAAGAGTGAGATCAACTTATTCACTTATCTGCAACATGGTGCTCGGTAAGATATATAAGAACCTCAACTTTGTCTCACCCACAGCTATCAGAGGAATCACCACAAATGACATCCCTCTGGACTCAACCAAGATATGGTGTGTGGCTCTAAAGCCTGAGTCACTCACATCACCTGTCGAAGCAGCAAGTGTGTTCAATAGAGACCTTTACGATCTTGAAGCAACTGTAATAGCTGAGACAGCTGTGAAGGAAGGAATAACCACCTTTAACATTGAAAGAGGAGGTGATCCTAGTATAACAACTGCTCTATACAATAATGGATTCTACAACCCTGATTCTGGGATGAAGGTTGTTCACATATCAGGTTATCAGAATTTAGTCAACACAAGAAGGTTGAGGATGGGCTCCACAATCCTATATGGGACACTCAAAGTTGCATCAGAAGAGGATGCATCATACTTGGCATACCTCATGTATTCTGCAACCCCATGCACAGTCTGTGTCCACAGGGGGTCAGTGAATGATCCTGACGAAGATGGGCCATACCTTTTCGTCACATTCTCCCTTACATTGGAAGCCCCATTGCCTGAGGCTATCATACTTATATCAGAGATCAGGACACCAGTCTCCCATCTAAATGCCAAGGAGATAAGATCTATACGATCAACTGCCTATGATCACCTCTTTATGCCTAACCCTATTGTCAAGATACAAGCCGCAATGGCTGCTGATATCATGAGCTTCTCGCAAGAAGTGTATAGAGCCAACCCCAACTTCGACAAACGAGGTGTCATTGTGCCCCCTTCTGCATCGATAGCCCCTGCTACAATCCAAGGACAGGGCAAGCCACTCGGGAAGCGCTTGATGTCATCACACCTCTATGCTACTGTGGCATCAGAAATGATGACCACTGGTATAACTATGAGGAATGCAGTACCTTGCTTTGCTCTCCTAACTATGGAGGTGCTTAAGTCTAATAACCCTGATGATAGCATTGAGTACAGAGTTGAGGAGATGAAAAACCTCATCAATGTTATGGGAAACCAAGGCAAGATGGCATCAGCTAACATTCTTGATGATATATCAGCAGTCCTATCCTGGCTCATAGGACACAATCTTGGCCCTGATATATCCATGACCATACAGACTGTATCCTTACTACAAAGGGTCGTAAGATTTGATGACTATGTTGCAGTGAGACCCAAGGTTAAAATAGAAGGCAAGATGGTTGACGTCATGGACCTGAAATTTGCTGACATGACATTTGAGGATTATATACTGAGAGCTCCGAGAGATGGTTCATCTCTGAAAGATATGTTCTACCAGGAAGTGACAATGGATAACCTATCCAGGTCTGAGATGGCATCTGCACTCTTACCCACGTCGTCTAGGATCACATTTCTGGCAAGGAACCCTTTAATGTCACAACCTGCACCATACGAAATAGAATACCAGCCGCCAAACAACAGATCAATGGAGCTAGCGGGTGATGAAGCATCTTATGAGAATGCTGGAGCAGACGCATATGTGGAACCAGGTGATGAGTATGGATCAGAATTTGATTCACACTACTTTTAATCTGAGTGAGAGAACGGAAACTTTGACAGTCATGATCCTGAGAGAAAGTCAAAGAAACTTAATAGCACTATGTCCAATTCTTAAAACTGTTAACTGTCTCACGAATGTGTATTATGAATGGGTTACATTCCTTTTCTTGGTACATATTTGGGG